TTTTGTTTTTATTACATATTTATATGTGTCTAATTAATAGACTTTTTAAATAATATAACATGATTTCTCGGAGGCTGGGTAAATCAAGGAGAATAACAAATGGCTAATACAATTAAACAGATAACAACCGATAAAGGTCAAAAACACAATCTCGGTAATATCGAAATAGCTGCTATTAAAGCAGTAGAGCAAGGTAATAATGTTCTTGCGGGAACTAACACTCATAGTGGTGAAAACGCATTTACCGGTGGTGTTAACAATAATATAAAACTATTAGTCGCGGGAGCTGACCAAGTGGTAACAGCAGCAGATTCAGGCAAAATTATTGTATTTAATGCTGCAGCTGCAACGTTATGTACATTACCAGCGCCTAAAATAGGGATGAAATTTACTTTCATTACCTCAATAATAGCAACTGGTGATCATGAAATCCAAGCAGGCACTAATGGTCATGGTTTCGTAGGTGGAGTTACTGTTGTAAGTACAACAGCAGCTAAATCTGATAACTTCTCTGCAAATGCTAACGGTGGAGATGATTTTATCACTCAAACTGGTGGTACTAATGGTGGAGGAGCCGGATCTATAGTTACTATAGTGGGAATATCTGATACTTCAGCAGCAGGATGTTGGTTAGTTTCAGGAAACTTACTTGCAGTAGGTAGTACAGTTGTAACACCATTTGCAACTACTTAATAACTAACACTTATTAACCAATAATACATAAGGGGAAGACTTCGGTTTTCCCCTTTTGTTTTATATAATCATAATATTTATAGTTAAGGAGAACTATAGATGCCAAAATTAGAATATGCTTACGTTGATCCATCAAACTTTTCAACTGGCGAAACACCATATGGAACTTATGATTCCGATAGTACATTTCAAACCGATATCGTTTCAGTAACAAAGTGGTGTGCTAAAAGACTTGGGTTTCCTGTCCTACAACTTGAAATACCAAGTAGTTCTATTTATGCTTGTTTTGAAGAATCAATAAATGAATATTCACAACACATAAATAACTATAATATAAAAAATTGGATGTGGGAACAGTATGGTGAGAAGAGTAGAATATCCGGATCGTTAAGCACTGGTTCAGCAAATCCTATAACACCATCATTAGGAGCAGCTATTGGTTTATCTGAAAAATATGGTCAAGTAGTAGGTATGGATGGTAATATTGACCTGAAGAAGGGGTATATAACTTTATCTGGTTCGGTTCAAGATTATAATTTACAAAATGTTTGGGCTAGTGTTAGTGAAAGTAATAAAAGAATTGAAGTACAAAAGGTATTTAACAATGCTCCAGCAGCCATATCAAGATTTTACGATCCTTTTGCTGGTGGGTTTGATCAAAGACAAATGCTAGATGCTTTTGGATTTGGAAATGTGTCACCCGGCACATCATTTATGTTACACCCAATCAGTTATGACTTAACTAGAGCAAATCAAATTGAAACATCCGATTTGGTTCGTAAAAGTGCTTACTCGTTTGAGATACATAATAATAATCTAAGGATATTTCCTAGACCAACAGACAGAGATAATGGACAAAAGGTATATTTTGAATACTATGTTAAAGATGATATTAGAAATACAGACAATGCTAATGCTGGTTTACAAGGTGGGGTATCAGATCCTTCTAATGTGCCATATAAATTTATTACTTATAACTCTATTAATCAACCTGGTCGTCAATGGATTAGAAAATATACTTATGCTCTTGCTAAAGAACTTTTAGGTATTATAAGAAGTAAGTATAGTTCTATGCCTATACCTGATGGTGAAGTAACACTAGATGGTGAATCATTAAAGACAGAGGGTAGAGAGGAAAAACAACAACTCCTAGAAGAGTTAAAAGAATTTTTAGAGTCGGTATCTTTAACTGAAAAGTTAAAAGCTGAAGCCGAAGAAGCAAATGCTCAACAAGAAGTGTTAGGGAAAGCTCCACTACACATATACATAGGGTAATAGATGTCTGCTACAAGACCATTTTTTATTTCCCAAAAAGAAATTGATTTATTTGACCACATGAATGAAGAACTCATTGATGAGATAGTCGGTCAATCGGTTGATATTTACAAGATAGCACCAGAACATACTAACTCTAACATATATGGCGAATCAACTACTAAGTATTTTAATGTGGGATTTAGGGTTAATTGTCTAATACGATATAATGCTCCTGAAGTAGAACAATTTAACGAAGCAGGTACGGATTCTAACTCTACAATAGATTTAATGTTTCAAAGAAATAATTTGGCTAGTGGTTCATTAAACTTTTTTCCTGAAGCTGGTGATGTATGTGATTGGAATGATTGGTATTGGGAAATTAATGGAGTAACAGAACCACAACTTATTGGTGGTCATCCAAGTTTCAGCCATGCTATTAAAGCTACTGCTCATAGAAGTAGATTATCATCTATTAATATAGAGGAAAGACCTAGATAATGGCTATTCAACTACTAGATAAAAAACTTGTAATGAAACCGAGAAGGTCTTCTATGGTTAGGGTTGAAAAAGAACTTGACATTGCAGAAAATTATGATAGTGATAGTGAAAATATCTACCAAGAACCAAGAGTTGATAGGTTTGATGAGATAATAGATTTATTAAAGCAAGGTAGCGTATATGGGGAGAAAGATAATATCACATTAGGTGCTGTAGATGTTCCTATTGAAAAACAAATAGCTATTGATAAAGCTTCTACCAAAGGATTAAAATCAGAAACGTATAAAAATGATTCTGAAAGTAAATTAGATAAACTAAGGAAACTACGCCGTGGCAATTAAACCAATAACAAACAAAGATGCTCCAAATGCATCTGCTGTAAATCGAGAATCACAAACTAGTATAAGGAGTGAGAAAGGAAACTCCAAGGTTGTTATTAAGAAACCTGGTGGTCAAAATGCTGGTAAGGGATTCTCTATTGGTTTAAAAGAAATAGATACAGCAGTTATCAAACACATCCGAAATATTATGAAACCAAAGGTAAGAGAGCAAAACGAAACAATATCTGTTCCTATTCTTTATGGTAATGAAGAAAGATGGAAGTCTGTTAAAGCAAGAGGTGCTTTACGAGATAAAAATGGATCAATACTCTTACCTATTATGGTAATAAAAAGAACATCGGTTGGATTTGATGAAGCTATGCCTATGTCATTTGATAACGACCTACAAGGTAAGTTTATATCCACAATCCGTTCAAGTAGTGGGTGGAGTAAAAATAATAGATACGATAGGTTTTCAATATTAACTGGTCAACAACCAGTTCAAGAGTTCGTTAAGACCGGCATGCCAGACTTTGTGGTTTGTAACTATAGTATTGTCATGATGACATCTTATATAGAACAAATGAATGATTTAAATGGTCTTTGGATGGAACACCTAGAAACTTACTTTGGTGATCCAACAACTTATCGTTTTTTATCAGCCCTTTCAGGCGAAATATCAAATGAAATAGAAATGGAATCACAAGGTGAGAGGATGATTAAGAATGAGTTTAATATGACTATTAAAGGGTATGTAATGCCAGAGTTTACTGATAACATCTTAGGTAAAACTGCTGAATTACAAAGGGGATACCAACCAAAAAAAGTATCGTTTTCCGAAAAACTTATATAATTATATATATATAATGTTATAACAAACTAAACAAGAGGTTTTTAAATGTCCGAAATTAAATTTACAGAAGAAGAACTAAAATCATTAGCTGAACTACAAACTAAATCTAGCACCCTAACACAGAGATTTGGTCAGTTGGCTATTACTAAAATTAACTTAGAAAAACAATCTGAGATAGTTGAAGAAGAAGAGTTCAAACTTCACGAAGAACTTGAAGGTCTTAAAAAAGATGAAAAGACACAATTGGATGCTATTACTAAGAAATATGGTCCTGGTCAGTTAGATCCACAGACAGGTGTATTCACACCATCAGTTCAAGTAGAAACCCCATCTAAATAAAAAAAAACTACAATTATAAATCCTTTTTTTAACTTTTGAGAAAATAGGTAATATTTATATATGAATAATTATATTTAAATCATTCCTAAAAGTTTCGGAGAAATTAAATGGCTGAAAAAATTGTATCACCAGGTGTATTTACAAATGAAATAGACCAATCGTTTTTACCCGCGGCAGCCGGTCCAGTTGGAGCTGCTATTGTTGGTCCTACTGTAAAGGGTCCTGTTCTTGAACCAACCGTAGTTAATTCTTATGGTGAATATGTTAGATTGTTTGGAGAATTAATAGAAAGTGGTAGTGAAACCTTTCAGTTTCTAACTTCCCATACTGCTAAAGAATATTTAAGACAAGGTGGTCCAGTTACCATCGTAAGAGTAGGTGGTAATGATACTACTAGGGCTACTGCTAACGTAGATTTAACACTTCATCCATCCGGTTCATTTAACACCATATTTACACTTGAAGCTTTAGGTGATGGTCCTAATTTCAACAACTTTGTAGGAACAGGTTCTGATCTAGGAGCTAACCAATTATTAACACCACAAGTTGATTCTGTTACTAATCGACATTTAAGTTCAGGTTCATTCGGTGGTCGTGTTGATAACTTTCGTTGGGAAGTATCAAGTCAAAATACTTCTAAAGGTACATTTACCCTTTTAATTAGACAAGGTGATGATACTATAAACCAAAAGACAATAATTGAAACACATGCTAATTTATCATTAGATCCATTTTCAAACGATTTTATCCTAAAAAGAATAGGAAATCAAACAAATACAATTGCTACGGAAGATGGGGTTGCTTATTTAACACCTACTGGTGAATTTCCAAACAAGTCTAACTATGTAAGAGTAAGTAGTTTACCTCCTCATAGAAAAACACCAAACTATTTAAATAAAAATGGAACTGTAAATGCTCCTTACCTTGGAGTTGAAACGACTTTTCTTCCTCTAATTGGTAGTGGTAGTTACGGTGGTGCTTTTGGAACAATTAATGCTCATTTTAATGTTGCTACTACTGTTAGAAGTGTTCAAACTCGTGGTGATTTGGGAACTAATGAAATCGAATTTCCATTTAATTTTTATGATAAGATAAGCGCTACTCAATCACAAGGTATCGATTTATCAGTAAGTAACACCGTTGTAGGAACTGGTGGATATACTACTGCTTTAAGTTTATTATCTAATAAAGACGAATACAATTTTAACTTATTGGTAATACCTGGTATTGTTGACCAACAAACTGATCATACTCCTATCATATCACAAGCTATTCAACTATGTGAAGATAGAGGAGATTGTTTTCTAGTATATGATAACACTAACTTAACAGATACTGTAGCTACTGCTAAAACAAATACAGAAGCTCGTAACTCAAGTTATGCTGCTGCTTACTATCCTTGGGTTCAGATAATAGATGCTAGTAATGGTAACTACAGATATGTTCCACCATCAACCGTGATTCTTGGAGTATTTCATTTTAACGATGTAGTTGGACAACCTTGGTTTGCTCCTGCTGGTTTAAACAGAGGTGGAATTGATAGTGCTGTCCAAGCATACAGAAAATTAACACAAAAAAATCGTGATGACCTTTATGAATCAAATGTTAATCCGATTGCTA